TTGCCATGATCTATCCTATATTCCTCCACCACCGCTTAAAAGCATTTATATAGTTATAAAATCTACTGTGATAACTTAACGCATCGACAAGCAAACAATCAATGGAATAGATTACATAAAGCTAGCGGGTACAACAGCTCTAGTACCTCCAGTCTTGCTACGTTTCTTGGTTCCATATTTTTTAATTGCCATGTCAAATCTTCTTTCGTGTTGCAACATTAAATTCATAGCAACCTGAGACCTTCCTGCATCTGACTCAGAACCTGCCCTGTCCATATAAAGACACTTTTTAACAAAGTCAACAATTGCCGAATGGAATAAATTATCAACATCGGGGGTACTGGTAATAGCTGTGACCTTATTTGGATTACCATAGTAATGTAATAATAGGCCATTGGATACTGAATGGTCAAAAGCTTGATACGCTTTCCTATCTGTTCTAGATTCATTTGTTGAAGAAAAACTTGTTATTAAACCTAATTGATCACCTCTAACAAAATACAATATTTTGTCCTCTGGAAACTTTACATTGGTAGCTAAAGCACCAGATCCTTGAGTTGTTGTTGAAATTGTAAAGCCCGTATTATTATCTGATGCATCTGCAACCGAACCATTATTTGCATTCGTTACCGTAATCGTAGAAGAATCAACAGATGTAGAAAAATCAGATAAATTGTTTAAAGCAGTTCCTACCGCAGATGCTACTGTGTTTTTATCATCGTTTTCAGAAATAGAAACTTCTATGCCTGTTTTTCCAGAAATAGATGGGTCGCTTCCACTTCCTGCAACTTTTATCCATACATAATACTCAGTTATTTTAAATCCAGCATTAACACTACTATCTGAACTTATTGCATTAATAAAAAAATACTTTCCACGCAAACTTGAGCTAGAATCTCCAACAGCAATAATACTTGTAACTTCTTTAACGAATGACATTATTGAGGCTCCTTAATAGCTGTTTCTGAACCCATATCAAACATAAGAGGTTCCCCATCTACGACTCTAGGTATTTGTATATAGTCACCATCATTATCCATAACGTCTACTCTATATATTTTGTTAATACCCATAGCATTACTAGAGGAGTCCGTAGAACTATCTGATATGTCATAGAACATTTGGTTTGCAGTTATATTAATTTTAGCAGACATAGCCTTTTGTGAATATTGACCAAGTTCATTCAATGCATCGTTTATCAAAGACATAATATACGTTTCTGGAGCATTTGGAAAAACCTGCCTTACCCTACTAATAATTTGTTTTACTGTTAAAGAATGTATTGCCATTATCTTAAAGCCTGTATTCCTTTTTCATAATCTGCCTGTAATTTAGCCTGTTGTTGAACATAGATGTTGTAATTACGTTGATTATTTTCAAGGTTTTGAGAATAAGTTTGCACTTCAGTATTTACCTGTGCACTATATTTATTTAATTCTGCTAAAAACTTAGACACAAGATCGTCATTATCTTGTACAGCCGCTTGTAAGGTTTGTGCTTTGTTTTGCAAATCTAATGCTTGGTCTTGTGCTTTGTTAAATTTGTCTACATCTGTTGCTTGAGATGCTTCTTGTTGTGCATCAGCCGCATTGACTTGTGCCTGTCTTAACGCTACTTGTAGATCAGTATTGTGTTTTGCAAGCTCTGCTTGTACATTGGACTGATACTTTGCATTTTCTTTATTAAATTCATTTAACTCATTCTGTATATCTGTTCTATAGGCATCCAGTAATTGATTTTGTTTTTGCAATTCAACAGAAGCCAATTCAATATCTTCATTTGTGCCTAGCAACGTATCAAAATTATTACCACTTCCAAAATTAACGTTAGTGCTAGGCTTTGAATACGTTGGCACATCACCGCTAATATCTGCTTTAGAAACTGTAGAAACAGTAATAGGGCTCACAGTACTAGAACTAGCATCAGCATTACTAGCATTAGAATACGATAGAGAAGTCAAACTAGGAGCACCGGGTGCTGATGCAGATATACTTAAATCTGATTTTATCAAAGTGCTTATTTTATTACCAAAAGACTTTATCGCACCATAAAGGGCAACAAGATACTCACCCTCGTCTGGGAATTTTGCAATAGCACTATCACCAAAAGCAACCGTAGGATAATTCAATGTTTGAACAATTCCACTTTGAGCATTTGTAGGAGTTGGAATAATATTTAATACATTATCTCTTACAAAAAATACAGGATCTGTTGCTGTTGCAAATGACATATCAGATGAATCTTTAACCCTACCCTCTAATTGAGGTGTTATTTCTCTGCAAGGCTGATTAATAGTATTATCATTTCTAACGACACCAAATACTTCAGAACCTCCTAAAGTTAAAGTAGGACTACTATCATTTAATGCATTAGACGTAGTAAATAGTCTTTGTCTAGTTTTAGGTAGAGAATTTAAAATTTCTTTAGCTCCGTCCGTTAAAAACTGAGAAAGCTCTGATTGTGTCGGTGCACTACTACCATCTATACTTAAACCTGTTAATGCTTCTACCTGTGCTTCAAATGTTGCCATCTACTTCTTCTTTCTTCTAGTTGTTTTCTTTTTAGTTGTTTTCTTTTTACCGCCACGTATAAGGTCTGCATCTGCTTTTCTTGCACCACCTTTACCCGTAGCAAAACTTCTTACTCTCCCAGCCGCCCACTGATGAGCACTGACTCCGGGTCTAGAACCACTAGAATAATAAGCACCCAGACCCCTAGAATATACCTTAGAAAGAGTACCTTTGGATATACCAGAACTCTTAGAATATTTAGAAAGAACTGCGGCTTTACTTCCGCCTGCTTTTCTTTTTGGCTTTGCTTTTCTTTTTGTTGCTTTTCTTGCCACTTTTACTCCTTTGTTTAGAGATCATGTCCATCATCGCAGGTGTCAATGCACCTTCTCTATACATCTTTCTAGTTCTTAATATCTCATCCTGTGTTTTCTTTTTATTCTTTGAACCTTTTACATATTTTTTAGGCACACCTCTTTTGGTCTTTGGTACTTTTTTAAATTTTCTAGCCATTACTTCTTTATTTTCTTGACCTTTCCGTTCTTTGTTCTAGCGAACTTATGAGTTTTAGTCTCTCTTATCAATGTGCCATAATGTCTTTTTCCACCCCACATCCAACTAACAGTCTTTGCCATTATTTCTTCTTTTTCTTGCTCATCTTTTTCTTTTTCTTCTTCTTCATCATCTTTTTACCGCCATATCCAGATTTACTATGCTTCATATTACTTTCCTTTTTTCTTTGCGTTAGAGTGAACCATTTGCACTTTAAAGCTTGCCATTAGACTAGAACCTTTGTGAGACTTGTAACCGCCTCTAGGGTTCTTCATTAATTTATAACTAGCACCAGACTTCATCCAATGATAACCTTGTGGAGCTTTTACTTTCTTGTTCATTTCTTCCTCTTCTTTTTTGCTTTGTTTCTTTTGCTTATCGCCTTTGCTTTTCTTCTAGCATCAGCTTTTGAACTAGCACCCCACACTCTTAAAGACAATAGTAAACGTGTGGGTTTACCATCTTTCTTTTCAGGGCCGGGCATATTACCCATCCTAGCAAGAAAACTAGCTCTTCTAGGACTGTCCCCAGACTTAACAGGGGCTTTTAATTTTCCCCCTGTTTGCTTGTTGTAACTAGCTCTACCTTTAGCGTTTAAACCACCTTTAGGGTTTTTACCTGCCTTTCTTTGCCAAGCAGGAGACTTACGCTTTTTCTTTTTAGCTCGCATAACCTAAATTTTTTCTCATGCTCTTTACATTGTCACTCATGCTTTGAGCAGAAAACTCAATATCTGTTCTCTTTCCTAAATCAGAGGTCATCCACATATTCGTAGTGAACTTGCTTTCAGAGGCTTGTTTACCACAATATTTACAGTAAAACCAACCACCTTTGTTTTCTTTATTGCAATGCATGCATTTCTTCATAAGTAATCCTTTTAGGTTTTGAGGGCCACCTTTTATTGACAGCCCTCACAGCACCTAATACTGTTATCCTTATGTATTCGGATTATGATGTTTGGATGCCGTTGTCGATACCAGACATTGAGCTACCTACGTATTCACCGCCTACAAACATAAGCTCTACGTAATCGCCCTTCTGTGCAGTTGTGTCTAAAATAACATTAGAAACCTGAGTTCCTGCTGTTGAATTAGCCGCATTTCCGCCTGCATCTTTTTGCACCAAACTGATTATAGCACTTCCAGCCGCTATTGTGATATCTCCAGTTGGAGTTTCTTCATCTACAATAAACTTGTAGTGAACACCCTCCTCACCTGTAGATGCTGTTGGTAGAGTAATTTGGTATGCTCCACCAGCAGAATCACACATGAAAACCTTACCACTATCTTCATTAGTAAGAGTTACTGCGGCAACTAACTTCTCAACTTTTTTCTTTAAACCAAAAGTTGAACCGCTACTTTCATTAAGAAAATCACTTCTCATCTTAGACTCCTTCTAAGTTAAATAGTGCATGTGACTCAGGGAGAGTGATCTCTAGACCAGCTTCGGTCAAGATCATATCTTTCCTTAAATCCTCATCAGCCGCTTGTATGTTAGTCATAACCTGAGTGTCACGATTGATACCGTTACCGATTAATGGGCGATAAGCAAGTTGTGTCATGTCAGCCATGAGCATAAAGCCGGATGCGATACCTCTAAACAGTGGCTCTTTGACAAGGTTTAGCTTTCCATGAATGGTGTCAATCACCATAACAGAATGCCCAAAAGCACCTTCTCTTGAGTCAAAGTTCAATCTAAAAGGCATGTTAGCCGTTGAACCAATAGAAGCATCAAGGAATGCACCATCACCTAACTTGTTGAAGAATGTGATCACAGGTAAACTACAAAGAACTAGCTTCTCTGCCATTCCACCTCTAGCCGGATCAAAAATAACTTCAAGGTCACTAAGCAACCTATCGTAAGTTAATTCAGCTTGTGCAACGCTACGATGATATGCATTTCCAGAAGAATAGGAAAACGCAGAATCATCAGTTACTGGTGATACATTTTTTACAATATGACCTACTAGACCTTCCGTGTACTGAACACCGCCTACACGAGCCCTTTGACCGAAGAGCATAGCTCTTTCAATGTCAATCTTGTGCTCACGTAGTTTGGTTGCCCAAATACGATTCCACTCCTCGGCATAGCCACGATAGCGAGTTGCATAAGCAGTGTTGGTCATTTCTGCCGCTGTTTTAAAAATCTGAGTGTACCCAAAATCATCTTCTATTTCAGAAGAAAATACGTCAGGTGCACCAGAACCTTCTTCATAGGAAGTACCTATGATTTGAGCTACGTCATTGTCAGCGATACTATCGCTTCCGCTTGCCGCAGAAGTATCAATTACCTTACCAGTAAATGTAGATTGATTGCTTCCATGACTTACTCCTGATTCTACTCTCACTAATGCCTGACCATATCCATTTGTATCATCAACCGTACCAACAGCTAAGACCATACCTTTTACAAGATATTCTACAGCGGCTCCGCCAGCAGTGTCAACAGTAAATGAATACGAAGTACCTGCGGAAACCGAGCCAACTGCACCCTTAATTAAAAGGGAACGGTCTGTAAAGCTAATTCGGTTACGATTTTCTAAATAACGGAACACGGGGTCATCGGTAGGTGACTTAGCAACCTGATTAAGATATACGAAGAATGGAGATTCTTCTGGAACTAACTCGGCAACCCTGTCACCGAAGTTAAATATTCGTCTTCTATCCGGTCTTTGACCTACACTTGCATCAGAGGTAGTAGCACTTATATCACTGGATTTTAATACTCCAGAATTGAATGATATTGCCATTTTATTACCTTTGTGTTATGTGGTTATTATTAATCACGGTAATCTTCCAGAACCTCCAGTAGACATGATCGAATCAAACATTGTATCCGCATCATTCTTTTTTGGCATTGGAGGCTCTCCTTGGAGAACTCCTGCTGTTCGAGGAGCCTGCTGTGCCGCAGTTACCGCTTCCATTGTATCATTGTTAGCAACAGATTGACCGTTCTGCATCTGCCAGAGCTTGACTAAGTTGTTTAAACCTACCTGCTCTTTTGGTTTTGTGGTGAATTGCAAGAAATCCTGTACCTGATCATCAGACATTTTATAAGTTCCTCTTAATTCATTCACAGTATTTTGCATCTGTATCTGAGCCTGCATCTGTTGCTGTTGTTGGGATAAAGCAGAGTTCAATCTCTGTTGTACCATGTTTTCAATTTTATTGTTAACATACTTACCTGATTCAGAGCTTTCATCTGTAAAAGCATCCCAAGGATTGAAATCGTCCTTAACTACTGTTGGCTCTGGTTGCTGTTGTGTTCCGTTTCTGGCAATACCATCTTCAAGAACTTTGACTAGGTCTGGTCTCTGCTCTAATAATTGAAGTATTTGAGCACCTTGTTGCAGTTTAGCATTTTCGGCTTGTGACCGATCGTACATCGACTGAAACTTTTTAGACTCAGCTTCATAGTCTATAGCAGGAACTTGTTCCTGTACTGGTTCTTGAGTTTCAGCGACAAGCTGTGGGCCTGCCTGCTGACTAATGATATCCTCTTCAAAAGCACTATTAGCACCGGGCTGTTCGTTGGGGACATTCACTTCCTGTTGTTCTAGTGTTGACATAGTTTTCTCCTTAGATGTCTAGGCTTCGGGAGCTGAACTGACCTTTCTCTGTACTTCTTTGAGATTATTGGACAATTTCTCCACTTCTAGCTTCACCTCGTTTTCTAGTTTTCCACGTTGCACCCTTCTGTCTGCTTTGGACTCTGAATTAATTTCGGAAAGTCTAGTTTTAAACTTCTCGACCTCAACTCTTTTCCTGTCACTGACAGACTCTCTTTGGGCTGTCTGCAAGTCACCTTGCAAATTCTTTATCTGTTCTTCCATAGCCTGCATTTGCTGTTGCATTAATTGTTTCTCTTCTGTTCTACGCATAATACCTTCTTTATCAAACAGTTCTGGGTTCTTCTTTAGAACCTCATATCTATCCACGATTCCCATTTGGAATGCCTCTAAATATACAGCTAGTTCTGCATATTTACTTGAAGGCATTGTTGAACCGGGCTCAATTCTTACGTCATGCTGATCTAACATGTGTCTTTCTTTCTTCAGATCTACAACAGCACCACTGACATCTGTATAAAAATTAGCCATCACTTCTGTGATATTGTTGTTTGGTTGTGCAAGTCTGAATATTTTTTTATACCCATAATGACCTTTAGAAAGATTGTATAAAACTTTTCCTAATTTATTGATACTAAATTCAATATCTCTTAGCTTGGACTTTGGCCTCTCACTTCCTAAAGCTATCATTCTTTCTGTAGCTCTCATGGTCTCTGGTGCCTTTTCTGCAAATCCATGCATCATCTCAGGAAGTCCAAATATAAAATCAATATAGAACTCCGACTGCTGTATAAGTCTATAGAACTCTCCAGCTAATGGTTGAGGAGCAGGGTAGTGTGGCTCGCCTTGGGAAGAATCTACCTCGATGACTGCGTTGGGGTTGGCCCAGTCTTTTTCAAGCTGATCCACGTCATCCACACTACCCAAAGGTACTAATAACTTCAAGCCAGCAGATGCCTGTGCATGAGACAGAGCTAAAGACCAAAGTTTATTTAAAAGCCTTTGCATCGGTCTTGCTCTGGATATGTCTGATTTTGGGTATGGCGTGCCCGTCCAAATGTTAGGCAATGGTACTATTGGGTATTCGTCTGTATTTAATATTTGTTCATAGAGCACGACCTCACCCATCGATGCACACACTTTTACACGTGTTTGTAAAACCTCTATTGACTTAAAAGCCTCAATCTCAAAAGCTTCAACGTTTTGTTGGTAGAACTGTACATACTCTTCTTGGGAAAGAATATCCTCTTCTTGAGTTTTCATGTTAATAATTCTATAGTAGGGAACCTTTACCTTGAAGAACCTTTCTAAAACCTGATACTTCTTTACCTGATAATAATCTTTATCTTTTACGTCAGCGGGTGTAAAAACTGTCATAGAGTTTTTATTTTGAGATGAAGGGTAGTCCTCTTCGTCATAGGTGAATCCAGATATATCATTAATGATACCGGGTATCACCTCTCCAGTTATCGGGTCTTTCTTGTCTGCCAATTCAGGGTAGAGGTTAACGGCTTGCTCACCTGTTAGGATGGTGGAAAGGATAAGTCCATCCGAGTCGCTGAACCAACGATCTCTTGAACTTGGAGATGCGTATACTCTGAAGGGATCTACGTATGTGAACTTAACGTCACCTCTACCAAAATCTGATTCGGAATCTATATAAGCATATAGATATCCCATGCCCGTAGTAGCATAATCCTGTATAGCTTGCTTCATTTGCCAATCGCCATCAGAGTTTTGCCAGACATACCCCATGATAGTTCTCCATAATGTCGCTACCTGAACATCAGAATCCTCTCTTGGGGTTATTGTAAATGCAGGAGGTCTTGATGTAAGAACTGCTTTAAACTTTTCTATTGCCGCAGATATTCTATCCATTGGTATATCTGCTTGATTTCTTTGAGCTAACTCGTCAGACTCATCTTCACTAAAATGATTACCAAGATAAAAGTCAATATCCTTACGTGCCTCTGTATCCCAATCAGACCTTGAATCTCTCCACTGCCTGTAAAGCTCATCGTTATATAATGCTCTAGGGTCTTGTTCCATATTTATTTTGGCATATTAGGTGCAGGTATTAACATATCTCCCAATATCCTACCCTTAAACGTTTTTTTAGGACTTGGCATCATGTCCATCATACCATCTGGAGAATCCAGCGATTGCGGGTCAGAAAGAAGCCCCAACAACCTTAGTTGCTGAAGTGCTTTTTCTGCCTTGCTTTGAACAGCTTGTTGAATTATCATCTCATCTTGCATCATGCTTTGCTCTAAAGCCTGCATCTCTCCGGGGACTCCAATTGACTGCCCTTCAAGCATTTGTGGATTGGCCTGCCTCATTTCAATTTGAAGCGGGTCATCCATAGGGGGAGCAGGAGGGCCTGCCATGCCACCTTCCTGATAGCTTGACATAGGCTGATTCATCATGCCACCGCCCATCATACCCATTAAATTATCTTCTACCATACCGCCATCTTGATAGCCAGCTTCTTTTAAACGGTCAAATAAAACATTAGTTGTGTCTCCAGTTGACCTCAAGTAATCTGCTGTCTGCATATTTAATAACATTTGCAATGCATCTCTAGGTTCAACCTCTCCAGACATTACGGATGATTTTAATTCTTTTTTTCTTGGGTCTTTAAAATCTCTCATAAAAAAATCCATCATGGGTTTTTCAGACATTACTTTACCGCCATCTTGCATGTACCCCATACGATTTCTAACCTCTTCAGGTAGTTTTGCTAACCCGGGGTTGTCTTCTGGAACTGGTTTCAGCTCTCCACCCTCTTCCATCATCATCATCATTTGAGGGTTGACCATACCACCATGACCATACTCATCTACCATACCACCCATCTGCATTGGTTTTGGGCCAGCATTGACCATACCGCCACCATACATACCCTTCATGTTTGCTAAAGTGGCCATCTGTATAATTTTATCTATGCTTGAGTGACCGCCTTTTTCTGGCATGTCATTTATCATATTCAACATGGGTACTCCTATCATATCTACCGCTTCTTTTCGTATAACGAACTCACCGGGAGTAAGTATTGTTTTTACTGTATCTGTAGTTCCGGGCATTATTCTCTTATCTCAAAGTGTGGAAAGTCATCAAATTTATTGTCCTCTACTTCCCATCTTCCATTTTCTGAATACATATCCCAATTGCCTCCCCATCTTATCTTAGTGCCCATGCTCCGAGCAATGCCAATAACGAACCCAGCAAAGAGGGTTTGTCTTTCCCTGTCTGCCCAATCCACAGGATAAGGGGTAACGTCAACGGCTTTAGAAGGGTTAACATTATGCCTGCCATTAGGATACTTAACCTTAGTACGCTTCTCATCGTATAATTTATTTTGCCTCTCCTTGTTTCTATAACCTTCTAAAATAGAGCAATCTACGTGCTTAATGACTTCATTAAACACATCCTGCAATCTTTGGTCACAAGTTGCTAATCTTTGTTTTGACTTTTTAGAGTACCTTGGCATGTGTGTATTTCGCTATGCTATGTTAATGATAAAAATACTAATAGTGCAATATATTTAGACTCTAGCACCTGTCATCCAACTGTATGCTTTTTTGGTTATTTTTCTTACAGGCCTATGTTCTTCATCCAATAAAGATTCTCGTTTGGTCTTAGAACTCTTCGGTGCTTTTGCAAAGTAATCCGCATAATACAAAGCATCCATTACGTCATCATTCTTTGGCTTTGGATGTTCGAAGAACTCATCTACCAGCTCTGTCATCTCTCTTTGTATGTACAGTTTTTTGGAATTAACAATAGGCCCAAGGCTTGTTTCCAGTCTATCTTGCTTTTTAATACGGGCAGGAGGTTTAACGCCTTTAAAGATTCCGGGCAACAGTCTTTTTTCCTTTACAGATAGTCTTGTTACCATATCCCTTACCATTTCCTGTGCCGCAACCGTCTCAATCGTAACTCTACGCACTGGAGAGTATTTGTTGGCAAGCCTGATTATTTCTTTTGGAACATCAAAGGTAGGTATCCTTTCACGAAAATACTCCAGAACATAGCGATTGTTACTAGAATCAATACCCATAACCAGTATCACTTGATAGTCAGAAGTCTCAGAAGCTGTAGCCGCAAGGTCAACTCCAATATAGATATTGATCGGTGTGGCATCTTCATTATCCATCAAGTAATTAAAGTTATTCTTTGACTCTACCTTTCCATTGTAATACTGTATCCTATCTATTTTAAAAGAAGCATTGGTCACATCCCTAGCATCGTTCATGTATTCCTGTGCAAACTTATTTACAAGTCCTGCTTCTATGAACTCACGCTTCTTTGCATTTAGTTTCTTTTTGGAGAACTGACTTGCCCACAGTGGTTGACCATCCTCTATGGCTCTATAAAAGTTTACGTCCCAAGGGTATGTCCTTTTGTCCATTTGAGCCTTTTTCCAACCATCGTAGGTCATTTGCAGGTAAGAGTCATAGTGTACAATAGTCCCAGAAAGCCATATCCAGCCTTCCTTGCCCGGTGTTTCTTCTAAGGCGGGGTACACTGTGGATACGATCCATTTCTTGATGTCAGCACGCCTTTCTGGCGTTTTGGTGTTTAGTTCTGATTCAAAGTCATCAAGTACAATACCAGTATATCGTACATCTACCTCCGCTCTACCTCTAAGTCTTTGTGATGTACCCTTGGATATAACCCTATCCCCTTTTGGTGTGACCAAATCCTTCTCTGTCCATCTTTTTCCTACACTGGCACCATCCATGTTTCCAAAATAATACTTTATCATTTTGTTATCTTCAAAATGAGAGCGGATATACTTTAAATGGTCTATGGCCTGTGACTGCTCTTCCGATACCCAAGCTATAAAATGCTGGTCTCCCTCTTGTGCAAAGCACAGTTTGTGCATGATAGCCGCTTTTGCTATAACAGACTTGCCATGACCACGTGGAATAATATTACATATCCTTGCACCCGGTGCGGTATCTATCATCTTGTTTGCCATTTCATAGTGAAAGGGTGCTGATTCAGACTTCTTTAAGAAGTCGTTAGGAAGAAAGGCTCTGCCAAAGTAAATAAGATTTGTATATGCTTTTGCTAATACCTCATCTCGTTTGTCCATCTCTGATGGAGGTGGGGTGATGTTAAAGGTCATTTTTTTAATTGATTTAATACACTCTTAGCAAAAGGAATTGTATACTCTTCCATATCTTCCCTATATATTAAATCATTAAGATATTTTTGTTTATTTTTATTAGGCTCTACGGTTTTTATCATTCTATCAAGTCCTCTTTGTAAATAGTAAGACTTTTCTGGATTGCTCATGGCTATTGCCCTATCATAATCAATAAGTTCTCTTATTTTATTAAAAGCTCTAGAGCCATATTTTTTTAATGCCATATCTAAAATACTTCTCGTCCCTCCAGTTCCAGATATAGCTGAAAAAATAGGATTAACTCCACCTATGTAAGCAGGAGACTTATCTTCATATATAAATCCAGTTTGGTATAATTTTTCTTGCTCTGCTTTTCTTATCAAATTGTCAATATTGTCATGCACATTAGTTGAGATGGGTTGTGTCATTTGTAATAAGTTGTCATCCATTAGATAGTTCCTTTTTTGTTTCTGGCAATATACCTTGCTCAAATGCTTTTAGCTTCTCTCTGCTAAATCCAGAGAACTCCTGTATCAGTGCCACAGAATCTACTTTCTTTTCTGTAGACAGCAAACCTGTTATCTTCATTAATGTCTCTAGAGCTCTAAGTTTATCGTTGTCCCTGACATCTCTTTTGTCTATTACATCTTTCGTGCTTTCAAGGAGGTAACGTTTTGTAATACCTACTTCTGACATTAAACTTTCTATTTCTTTATCCACTGCTTGCCTCACTGTTTTGTTTTTAAGTAGTAGTGTTGACCTCTTCTCTGCATAATCCAGACTATTTGTTCTGGGGAATGCTTTTTGGTAGGCCTCTATAGGCTCCATCCCGTATGCAACATACTTTGCAAAGTTTTTCTTTGATAAAGTTAAAAAACCCTCAGTTACTACAGCATATCCAGATCGTTTTGTAAACCTATACATCTCATCTTTTACAGTACCAGACTTCATGCCACTTCTTCTAAGATGAAACATCCCTATAATAGTTCTTACGTAATTGTTTTCTTTTTTAAATCCTTTCACTTGTCCTTTTTTAAGTATCTGCACTATTTTACCATCATCCGCAAGACACCAATCGCCTTCTTCTGCCTTAGCCCAATCCGTTATCAGGGGCTTATCGGGATGTGCATCAAGAAACTCCTGCTCTGATTCATAAGCATAGTGTTTCTTTCCTTTTATAGTGCGGCTCAGTGCCAAATCAGTTCTTCTCCTGATTGTCAAATAAATTGATATCCAGTATTTCCAACTCAGGCATATTCTTCATCCTATACAGTAATTCTGCAAACAGCCCCATTTGTTTGGATGTTGGTTCTATAATGTCCATAAGTTTTAATTCTTTGGATATCTCCCTGCAACGTTCCAAGTTTTCGTAGACAGAGCCTATCGTATAATCACCAAATACCGCTCTTTGATATAAACTTTTATGTTCGCTCATGTTTTAATTTAATAAAAACTTGACAATAATGTTTAGCGTTATATATATTTAATTATCTTGTTTTTGTTTGTTGAAGTTTTTTTATAATAGTACTATAGTATATATAGTATATATAGTATATATTATATATATATAATATATATAGTATAATAGTATATATAGTATATAGTAGTATATAGTAATTATAGTATTATAGTATATATAGTAGTGGTAGTATCCGCAGTACCCGCTTTTGGTAAAACTTCCAAAAATTTTAAAAAATTATATTAGTATGTGCGTGTCTCTTTTTTTTACACACATACCACCCCCCTATCCGTTTCTAGGTTAGAAAAGTTGTATTGAAAAAAGCAAATCCATTATAAGCCGTTACAATTTACAATTTACAATTATATTTTAAATATCTGTAAGTT